CAAATTTTCAAAGATCAGTTTGTGTCGTGGTTTCCCTTAACACTCCCCCATTATACATAATTATCGGCATTTGTCAAGGGGTCTGTGCAATTAAAATAGAAATAAATCGAAAGTTTTTCAAATCGTCGTAAGTCGTTACTACCAAAGGACTTACGAATCGCGGGGGCGTCCCGGCCCGCCCTAAGTCGTTACAGGGCAAGGACTTACGTTTGTCAACCCCTAAAATTAAACTTTTGGTGAAATTAATTCTTGGGGAAAAAATCCAGATTTTCCATGCTTATTTGAACAGTGCTGCATGACACCCATGAAAACCGAATCCCGATAAGCCTCGTCAACCATATCAATATTGTCTAACATCTCCGACCAATCGCGTGGTAGTTCATAGTCAAAAGATGATTTTATTTTAACCTCTGGACTCTCGCCATCAGTGATCCATCTTTCCATTCTAACTTTCCAATAATCAAAATTCATTTTAATCCTCCAAAAGATCATCAGCGTCGATCAATCCACCATTGACCATGCCGCCAACCAAGGCTTGCATGTTTTTAGTCAACTGCAAATCATCGCACTCGTTATCCGAATAATCGAACTCTGATTCGAGATCGACAAAATCAGTTCCACCTCTATGGGTATGAAACTGGGCTTTTTCTTCAAACTGTTTTCGCAGTTTTTCAATATTGCGGGCCTTGATAGCCTGCTTTTTGGTATGCTCGGTGATACCGTCACGCTTGTCGCACAATTCTTCCAAACGTGCAAGGGTTCGACCGCCACGCACGTTGTCGTGCATTTCAGCGGGTAGGCAAGAATTGGGAACAACGATCATTTCACGGGTGATCTGACGAAGCTCGGCAACCAGTTTTCCGCCGGGGGTGTTTTCAAATTTCATAATTTTAACCTTTCAAGTTGTTGTGTTTTGTATGTCCCTATTATACATAAAAATCATTATTTGTCAAGGGGGTCTATACCTAAAATCCAAAAAATAAACAAAATAATTCCCAGAAGAATCGGAGCAAAAACAAAGCTCATAAATTCTTGACTATCAAAGAAATCCATACTAGCACCCCATCCATTGTAAAAACGCATCAAAAACAAAGCCCAATAAAAGAGCCGCCAAAATTAAGAAAAATGCTTTCATGTTTAATCCTTTCTTGTTAACTTCTTATATCTATATTATCGCACACCACTGTGACACGTCTGGTCACTCTCTATGGGGAAAGTTTGAAAAAGACAAGTTTTTTTTGAGTTGTCATAAGTCGTTATATACCAAGGGTTTACGACTTCTGGGGGCGCCTCGGCCTGCCCTAAGTCCTTATATACCAAGGGTTTACGGTGACTCCCATATGGGCCTATAGGCGGCTAGATTGGCTGATACCCTATAATCCATAGGGTGCCAGCAAGCATACCAATAGCCGAGACTGCCAATAGTGGGCAGATTATCAGGATCATTATAATCCAGTTAAGTACTACATCTTTCCAAGATTCTCTATCTCTTAACATTCATTCTCTTTCGTGTGTGTGTGTGTATGTGTGTGGTGCGTATCTTGAATAGCTCGCCAGCTATGCTTGCGACTAGGGCAAGGCTTGCGGGTTAAACCCTTACTCACAAGCAGTACCGTACCGCTTGAAGTATGCAGCCTTGGCATCAAGGCGGGACTGTGGAACCTCACAAGCGGTTACCACTTCGCAAGCGTTGTGGTAGTCGTTGTATCGGAACACCATCTCACCGCTATCATTTTGATAGATACGGTCGGCGGATACTTCCATGCTGGTCACTTCGCGACCAGTCCAAGGCTCGATATAAGTTACATCAAAACATTTCATGACATTTTTCCTTTCGTTAGTGTTATTTGTCATATAAGTAATATCGTCTATAGGCGTGACACGTTAGGTCACTCTATCGGATAATTCCAGAAAGTTTATCCAATTCTTTTCGCTTCTCCTGCTCGGAGATTGTCAAGTCAGCGACCAACTCGATCAACTGCTCTTTGGTGTAGTGGGCGACTGCTTGCTTGATTTCTTCTTTAGTTAACATTGTTTTACCTTTTGTTGTTGTTTGTTATGCTTTAAGTATACCATACTTATCGGCGTTTGTCAAGGGGTATCTTTAATAATTCCCAAAGTTTTTTTGTTGCCGATTGTTTGTTGTGTTGTTGTTTGTCATATCTCTATTATACATATATCGGCAGATTTGTCAACCCCTATTCACCTTAATTCTGGAATTTTATCAAAGTTTTTTCCGGGGGGTGGGTGTTTTATCTTCACTGCCATATTGACACGCGACTGCCATTTTGACATAGGTGGTTGAGACAAAATTAGGACGCTCCCGAAGGTGTGTCTTACCCAAAGCATGTAAATCGGCCCACAATATAAAAATAATTAGATAGAATCCACTAGGTGCGTACCAAGACCATCTATACCTGTAAAGAACCAATTGGTGCCCTGTCAGGTAACAAGCTGTTTTAGAAAGCAACTAGGTCTTTACTACAATTTTCTTTTCAATACTTTTTCAATTTCGGTCGGAACCGCTTTACAGGACTGAGTTGACATGGTGGGTCATTGCTCAGATTCATTTTTTGCCTAGTCTCGGAGTGCTTGTTCACTCTCACGTAACTTTCTATTTGCTAAATGGTTAGAACGCAAAACTACACCAGTAACGTTTTTTTACAAGTTGTTAGCAAATTGTGACACTTTACAGCCATTATCACACCCTATTATAGTCTAATTTCACCAATTTTCAAAAACCTTTTTGGAAAAAACTTGTTTTATGCGTATAATACTTAGAGAAGACATTACTTTAATGAAAGAAGAGACATGAATAAAAAAGAACCACAAAAATGTCAATCGAAGATGTGTTGTAAGGCAACGGCACAGTTAAACGCAGAGATTGTCGATGAACTGATGAGTGACGATAAATCGTTAGGAGAATTATTGTCAAAAAAGGAAAAGGAACAACAAGATGACGTACTATCTGAAGACCCTAAAGAGTAACACTGGAAAACTCTATAGGTATGTACAATACGGAAAACTAGAAAATTGTGACGATATTGATATAGATGACTGTAAATTTTCAGTTGAATTTAAACTAGAATATCAAGATTATCTCAATAATTCCGACTTAGCATCACAAGTAGGTGATGGTGAGGACTTTCTAGCTTATCTAATACCGGAATCTGGCCCTCCAAGACGCATAGGCGTTCAATGTAGACGCGATGGCGATAATTTAAGGGTTAATTTTCCTCCAAACACAGAAAAAGACATCCCAAATAATTCTATAGTTATACTTAGAGCTTGGATGCCCCCACAACCGCCAGAATATTATTGGTCTGGGGATGGTCTTGTTTGGACTTCTGATGGTGTACTATCTTTAGAAGATGGTGATCTAATTACATGTAAAGACGGTGAAGTAAGCAAAATTACTCTCCAAGATTTACTCTTATCTATTTCTAAGCTCAAAACTAAAAAGTCGCCCTCTTATTCAGAGCTAAAAGTAGTAAAATCTAAAGGTCGCCCTAAAAGACCTTCTCAAGGTACTATTATCTACAACGACTTATCAGGTCGTTTGGAAATCTATACCAAAGATGGATGGAAAGGATTGAAATATGAAGATTCCTAATGGGATGACAGAAGAAAGTGTCATGAATACTATAACTACGGTATGTGATAGAATATCTCCTAGATATACCTTTTACGGATATACAATTGATGACATAAAACAAGAGGCTTTTATTATTTGTATTGAAGCCCTTAACAGATATGATGGAATTCGCCCTTTGGAAAACTTTTTAAGTGTAAACCTATCTAATCGACTTAAGACATTCATGAGAGACAATTACTTCACCGGTTCGAGTTCCGAGAACCGTAAGAAGGTGTTTCAACCAGCACAATTAGACTACGAAGACCACATTGTTGATGAAAAAGAACAGTTTGCTAATAGCTATGATGATCTAGACATGCAGGAGATGGTTAAGGCTATTGACCACCACATTCCTGCAAACATTAGAATGGATTATTTAAAAATTATCAATGATATCTATGTAGCAAAACAGAGGCGAGAAGAAATCATAGAAACAATACAGCAAATACTTGAGGATCATGGTCATGAAAAAGAAGAAGGGTAGACTATCCAGTGCTGAGATAGAGAAGATTGAAAATCTTCATTTAACCCATACCCCGGAGGCCATAGCCGAAAAACTTAACCGCGACCCTGAAAGTATAGCTAAACATATAAAAAAGCATTACGGAATGGGTGCTACAAGAGAAGAGCAGGCTGCATTTGAGTTAGATAGCCGACCTTACTGGGCAGAATTACGCCAGCAGTTCACAGAGGAAGAATTAAAGCTATTTAAGTATCATTGGTCAAGAATTATTTCACAATTCCGAGATGATGTGATTCCAACCGAAGAATTACAAGTTGTTGACTTAATCAAGCTAGAATTGTTGATGAATCGGGCATTGAAGGGTAATAAAGACAACATTGAGCAGATTTCAGCTTTAGACGCTCTGATTACAGCCGAGAGACAGCGTGACCCCGATCAAATAGATACAGACCAGCTTTTCAATATGGAGCGTCAGGTAGCCTCTCTGAAAGCCTCACAAGAGTCTCTTAATAAAGACTACAGAGAGCTACAGACTAAGAAGAACTCCATGTTAAAAGAGATGAAGGCAACCCGTGAGCAAAGAGTTAAGCGTTTAGAGGACAGTAAGCAAAATTTTACTTCTTGGATGGCACATTTAGTTGCAAATCCAGAAGTTACCAAGCAATACGGTATGGAAATGGAAAAAATGCGATTAGCTATGGACAAAGAGAAGCAAAGGCTGTCTCAGTTCCATAAATATACCGACGAGATGGTTGATCAACCATTTCTTACACCAGATACAGTTAAAGACTAGGAAAGGAACATATGAAAGCTATTATTTTTGGTATTACCGGTCAAGACGGTAGTCACCTTGCTGATCTTCTACTATCAAAAGACTACCACGTAGTGGGAGTCTCCCGAAGAGCCAGTACTGACAACACACAAAGAATCAAACATATCCTCGGAAACAAAAGGTTCGAGTTGGTTCAAGGTGACATTACTGATGCTCATTCTGTAATAAATATACTTAAAAAACATGAAGATGTAGATGAAATCTATAATTTAGCTGCACAATCCCATGTAGCAGTGTCATTTAAGCAACCAGCGTTAACTTGGGATATAACAGGCAAAGGCTGTTTAAATATTCTACAATCCATAGTGGATCTTGGTATTAATTCTAGGTTCTATCAGGCTAGTTCCAGCGAAATGTATGGCAAACACTACGATGAATTGTCACCGGGGAACAAATTTCAAAATGAAGATACTAAATTCATGCCCCAGAGCCCTTACGCTATTGCTAAATGTGCTGCACACCATATGACTAGATTGTTCCGCGAGGCTTACGGTTTACATGCTAGTGCAGGTATTCTATTCAATCACGAAGGTGAACGAAGAGGTGAAACCTTTGTCACACGTAAGATCACTAAGTGGATTGGTGACTGGGTAAAAAGCGGTCGAGATTTAAATTTTCCAAAGCTGCGTCTAGGTAACTTGGAAGCATTTAGAGATTGGGGGTATGCTGGAGATTACGTGGAAGCGATGTGGATGATGCTACAGCAGGATAGTCCACAGGATTTTGTTATCTGCACCGGCGAAACTCATACTATTCGCGAGTTCCTAGACGTAGCGTTTTCACACATTGGAATTGACGACTGGTCTGATTTAGTAATTCAAGATCCTGAATTCTATAGACCCGCAGAAGTAGACTATTTAAGGGGTGATTGTAGTAAAGCAGGTGATGTATTGGGATGGACCCCCAAGCATAGTTTTGAAGATCTTGTAAAATTAATGGTAGACCATGATACGGTATGAAGATTTACGTTTTATACATAGATATGAGTCTGATTTTACCAAGATTAAAAAAGTATAGACTTCAAGAGTTTAATTCTCAATTCCCAATCATTTTTATTGAAGCAGAAGATCCAGACGACGCATGTTACAAATGCTCATGTAAATTCACAGAAATATTGTTAAAACAAGACTACTCTAAAGAAAATGCAGAGTTCATAAAGAATATCTCTTATGAATTAAGGATTCTAAAGGTATATAATAAAGATGAAAAGAAATTATAGCGATCCAGTCTATAGGTCTTGGATAGCTAAGGTTAAAAAAAGAGACAAATATACTTGCCAAATGCCAAAATGCAAATGCAAGAAAAAATTGCAAGCTCACCATATAAAGAAATGGTCGAGTGCGTCCATGTTGAGATACGATGTAAATAATGGCATTACACTATGCCGCAGTTGCCACGAGTCAATAAGTGGTCAAGAACATTTATATGAATCTTTATTCATGGAGATTGTGAGAAAAAATGCCAAGTAAAACCAATGCTTACACCGTAATAAAAGATACCAGAGAGCAAGATGGGTACACTTTTGAAAGTTTTACCGGTAGATACACCTCTTGTAAAGGTATGGTCACAAAAAAATTAGATACAGGCGATTATTCGCTTGAAGGTTTAGAAGAAAAACTTTGCATAGAGAGAAAAGGTAGAATATCAGAACTAGCAATTAATCTAGGAAAAGACAAAGCTAGGTTCATGAGAGAAATAGAAAGAATGAAAGACTTTCAATTTAAGTTTTTAGTTCTTGAATTTTCATTAGATGATGTTATAAAATTTCCAGAAGGAGCAGACATACCACAAAGCAATATGTCGAAAGTTAAGATAACTGGCAAATATCTATTAAAAATGCTGGTAGAAATACAAATGCACCACAAAATACCAATACTTTTCTGTGGAAATAAGAAAAATGCAAAAATGATTATAAATAGTATTTTCAAAAGAGTAAATGAACACTATTCGCAAGAGGTAGATAATGACGTTGAATGTTGATACAATTTCAGATGTACAGTCTTACGGATTAGACGCTAAGAATAGGGAACTATATTTACACGGACATATTAGTAACATGGAAGAAGATCCCGGCGTAGAATATAGAATGACAGCTAGTTTTTACAAAAACATAAGAATACTTGATTGCATAAATAAAGAACCGATTATTATTCACATGTTTAGTGATGGTGGCGAGTGGGATGCTGGAATGGCTATTTTTGACGCAATATCTTTATGCCAATCATACGTAACAATTATTGCATACGGACAAGCATCGTCTATGAGCAGCATTATACTGCAAGCCGCTGATAAAAGAGTAATGATGCCTAACTCGCACTTTATGGCTCATTATGGATCTGTTAGCTGCGGTGGAGATCACTTAAGTGCTCATAACTATGCAAAGGTTGACAAAAAGAACACTGAAACCATGATTGATATTTATACAGACGGTTGTGTAAAGGGTAAGTACTTTAAAGAGCATTATACTGAAGTAACTGAAGAAAAAGTAAGAAACTATTTGAAGAGAAAACTTAAAGATGGTGACTGGTATTTAGATCCCAACGAAGCTGTTTACTATGGTTTTGCAGACGCAGTTCTAGAAACAAGAAAATTTCCCAGTATAGATAGTCTAAAATAATGAAAGAACTCAAGACTATAGAAGATGCGTGGCTTAATTTAGAAGATGTCAACACAGACCAACTAATTAACCCATTTGACATTGTTAACTTTAATGAAGATGATTCGCATTTTAAACTACTTTGGCTAATGACAAGGCCAGAGTATTTCTCTTTTCTTTGTAAGCATGTTTTTAATATAAACATCTTACCATCTCAAGCACTCTTTCTTTGCGAGATGTGGAACAGAAAGTTTCCAATGCTTATTGCTAGTCGTGGTTTTGGTAAATCTTTTATATTAGCTTTGTATTCAATGATCAGAGCTTTAATATTACCCGAACGTAAGGTTGTGATTGTTGGTGCCGCCTTCAGACAATCTAAAGTTCTTTTCGAGTATATGGAGACAATATGGAACAATGCACCTATTTTAAGGAGTATGTGTGATGCTAACAGTGGTCCGAGACGTGACGTTGACCGTTGCGTTATGCGTATTAATAAGTCTCGCGTCACTTGCTTGCCTCTGGGGGACGGACAAAAAATTAGAGGCCAGCGTGCTAACGATATTATTAGTGACGAATTTGCTAGTATACCGAGAGACATATTCGAGACTGTTGTTGCAGGTTTTGCAGCGGTCAGTTCAGACCCTATTGAAAATGTTAAAAAGATAGCTGCAAGGAAAAAAGCCGCAGAACTAGGAATAGAAATAGAGCAAGAAAGTGATTCAGTTATAGAGAAGAAAGATAACCAGATTATCTTGTCGGGTACTGCATATTATGACTTCAATCATTTTGCAGAATACTGGAAGAAATGGAAGTCTATTATCAAGAGTCAGGGTAAATCTAGTAGACTCAGAGAAGTTTTTGGAGAAGATCCACCCAAGGATTTTAACTGGAAAGACTATGCAATCATCAGAGTGCCTTACGAGCTTCTACCAGAGGGCTTTATGGATGCCTCACAGGTCGCTAGATCAAAGGCAACAGTCCATGCTGGAATATATCAGATGGAATTCGGAGCGTGCTTTACACGCGATTCTCAGGGCTTCTTCAAGAGATCTCTTATCGAGTCATGTGTAACATCAGATAAATACGTAGATAGAACACCAATTAAAGACTCAGAGGGTTCAGAAATTAACTTTCAAGCACAACTCATTGGAGACAAAAGTAAAAAGTACATATTTGGAGTTGACCCTGCATCAGAAGTGGACAATTTTAGTATAGTTGTATTAGAAGTAAATGGAGATCATAGAAAGATAGTACATTGCTGGACTACAAATAGAGAAGAACACAAAGGTAAAGTAAAGAGTGGTTTCTCTTCAGAGACAGATTTTTACTCGTATTGTGCTAGAAAGATTAGAGATTTGATGGCTAGATTCCCATGTGTACATATAGCTATGGATGCTGGTGGTGGAGGCATTGCTGTTATGGAGTCTCTACATGATAAAGATAAAATTCGAGAAGGTGAAGTTGCAATCTGGCCGGTTATAGATGAGAATAAACCAAAAGATACGGATGATGAAAGAGGGCTACATATTTTAGAGATGTGCCAATTCTCTAAATACGATTGGCTTGCTGAAGCTAATCACGGCATGAGAAAAGATTTTGAGGATAAGATTCTATTGTTTCCAATGTTTGACTCAATTAGTCTTGGTATTGCTAATGCTGAAGATGGGCTTAAGGGTAGAAATTACGACACCTTAGAGCAATGCGTTATGGAAATTGAAGATATGAAAGATGAGCTTGCCATGATTATGATCACTCAAACCACAACGGGTCGAGATAAGTGGGACACCCCAGAAACTGTAGTTGGAACAGGTAAAAAGGGTAAACTTAGAAAAGACCGTTACTCTGCATTATTAATGGCTAATATGGCAGCTAGAACAATATCTAGAACACCAACACAACAAGAGTACTTTATTTATGGTGGTTTTGCTACTATGGGAAATGGTTCTCCAGAATCAAAAAGTAAAAATGAAAACATGTTCCAAGGACCAGCTTGGTTTACCGATAATATGAAGGATGTTTACTAGTGTTTTGTGTATAATATAAAAGCAATTAGATTACAATCCAATTAACAAGGAACAAACCATGTCAGACCCCCTAATTAGCTGGGATGATAATGATCGAAGTAGGTCAGAGGCTTTTGAAAAGTATTCTGATTCCACAGAGGCTTACGACGGTATAGCTAGGGCTTACCACAGAGATTTTCTAGATATTGAACCAAATAGGTCAGTAAAGCCACATTTTGGGTCTAATGACTACTATGCTTTTAGACCAGAAGAGCAAGTTCCACGCCGTCAAAAAAGCATCATTAAAATGTGTATGGATGCTTATGATAAAGTTGGTATTGTAAGAAACATCATCGACCTCATGGGTGACTTTGGATGTCAGGGTATTCAAGTTGTCCATGAAAACAAAAGTGTAGAAAAATTTGGTCAACAATGGTTCAAAAGGATTTCAGGTAAAGAAAGATCTGAAAGATTTCTAAATAACTTCTATAGAACAGGAAACGTGTTCATTTACAGAAGTTACGCCGAAATAACCCCAGAAATCTCTAAGTATATAAAATCTTTGGCTTCGGATATTACGGTCAAGATTCCAAACATAGAGCAAGCTGTGGTTCCTTGGCGTTACAATTTTTTCAATCCACTAACTATGGATATGAAAAATGGCACAGTAAGTATGTTTATAGGTAAAAAGAACTATGCACTTACTGCCAATACATTTTTTGATAACTTCAAAGACGGTACTATTCCAGTAAAAGTCTTGGAAACCTTACCGGTGGAAGTAAAAAATGCCATAAGAAAACAAGAAAGAAAGATTGATCTTGACCCAGAAAGACTTTCTATTCATCACTACAAGAAGGATGACTGGCAGCAGTGGGCACATCCCTTGGTCTACGCTATTCTCGATGACATCATCATGCTTGAGAAAATGAAACTTGCCGACCTTGCTGCTTTAGATGGTGCAATTTCAAACATTCGCCTCTGGACGCTTGGCGATTTTGATAATAAGATTTTACCCACAAAAGAAGGTATCAACAAACTCCGAAATATTTTAGCCAGTAATACCGGTGGAGGAACAATGGAGTTGGTGTGGGGTCCAGAACTAAAGTTTCAAGAGAGTAATTCTCAGGTTTACAAGTTTTTGGGTTCTGAAAAGTACCAATCTGTTCTAAACAGTATTTACGCTGGTCTTGGTGTTCCCCCTACGTTGACAGGTATGGCAAACAATGGTGGTGGATTTACAAACAATTTTATATCTCTCAAAACTTTAATGGAGAGATTGCAATACGGTAGGGATGAGTTAACCAGATTTTGGACTCAAGAACTTGAAATGGTTAGAAAAGCTATGGGTTTTAGGAAACCCTTTCACGTTGTGTATGACCAAATGAGTCTTTCAGACGAGGCTTCTGAGAAGAATCTTCTTCTACAGCTTGCGGATAGAGACATTATTTCACATGAAACTGTTCTTGAAAGGTTTAAAGAAGTTCCTGCGGTTGAAAAAGTTAGATTAAAACGGGAAGATAAGGCTAGAGATGCTGATAAATTACCCCCAAAAGCAAGTCCATTTCACAATGCTAATCAAAAATTTGAAATTGATAAAATGGAAAAGCAAGCTGATATCAATGAAAAGGTAGCAGAGAAAAAGCAGCAAGACAAACCACCGCAAGAAGATAAAAGTATCATACAGGATAATGGTCGTCCACCACAAAAACAAGATGAAGAACCAAGAAAAAAACGAGTTGATACACCTAGAAGCAAACCGGGGGTCGCAGAACTTTTCGTTTGGGCAAGTAATGCTTTCGATTCGACCTTTGATTTGACGGCGGGGTACTTAGAATCTAAGGGTAAAAGTAACATGAGGCAGTTAACCAAAGCTGAAGCTGTTGAACTTGAATTTCTTAGACTTTCTGTATTCACAAACTTGGAGCCTATGTCAAAAATAACCAATGAAAACATATATAATGCTCTAAATAAGAAAACACCCTCTATTGCTATGGACCTAAAATCAATAAGAGAAAGAAGCGATGGGGTTGATAACTACAGGAAACAAGTCGTTGCAGAGTATGTAGAGTACCTTTTGTCCAAAAAATGATGCTTTTTTCACAAAAATTATTTTTTTGTGTATAATCCTCTGAGGTAATAAAAATGACCATAAAAATATTCCAAAACGAAATAAATGACGGTATTGGCGAACTTATTAAGAGTACCGCCAGCGTTGCATATTGTTCTGAGGCAAAATTTCACAATGATGTCCCTGAAGAAGTCGTTGCCAAAGCAATCGCTGAGAATAAAGATCAGATAGACCTTTACTATTTAGAGTCCGTTCTGGTTTCTTGCGGTTGGAATAAGAACGATGATGTATTCATGCCAGAGGCGACTTGGGCAGCAAGAAATACGCCAGAAGATAAGCAATTTAATTTTATGCACGATGAGAATGATATCATCGGACATATCACCGGAAGTTATGTACTAACGAAAGAAGGCAAGGCTGTTGCAGACGATGCACCCATGCCAAAAGACTTCGACATAATTACACAAGGTGTACTTTACAATAGTTGGACCGGTGCAGAAAATAGAGAAAGGATGGGAAAGATTATTGCTGAAATCAAAGAAGGTAAATGGTACGTATCTATGGAGTGCCTATTTGCTGGATTTGACTACGCTTTAATTGATGATAAAGGTAACGCTAAGGTCTTAGCGAGGGACGAAGAATCTTCTTTCCTAACTAAACATCTAAGAGCCTATGGTGGTTCTGGAGAATATGAAGGATACAAAGTCGGTCGTGCTTTAGCTAATATTTCGTTTTCTGGAAAAGGATTGGTTTCCAAGCCAGCTAACCCAAGAAGTGTAATCTTGGCACAGACTAGTACGGCACAGTTTAATGTAGATAATAATTCTGAACTTTCTATAGGAGAATTTAAAATGTCAGATGTTCTAACGACTCAAGTTTCTGAGTTGAAGGCACAGCTTGAAGAAGCAAAAGCTGAAAACTCGGCTATCAAAGCTCAGATCGAAGAAGCAAAAGACAAAGAGTTTGCTTCCAAGGTTGAGGCTTTTGAGGCTGCTGCTGATGAAAGCAAAGCCACGATTGATGAACTGAACGAAACAATTAAAGCTACCCAAGCTCGCGTTGCTGAACTTGAGGATGCTCTCAATACCTCCAGTGCTGAATTGGCAGAAGCCATGAAAGAAATGGATAAAATGAAGAAGAAAGAAGCCATGATGAAGCGTAAGGCTTCTTTGGCTGAAGCAGGTTTTGAAGAAGATGAAATCGAAGAAACCCTTGCTGGTTTCGAGTCTCTATCAGATGAAGCCTTTGAAACTGTAGTTGCTTTGATGAAGAAAAAAGAAGAAAAAGCAATGAAAATGGACAAGGAAAAAGCACTTAAGCCAAAGGCTGAAGAGCAAGATGATGAGAAGAAGAAGAAAGAGGCAGAAGCAGGTATGCCTCCCGAACTAAAGGAAGCAATCGAAAAAAAGAAAAAAGAGAAAGAAGCTAAGGCTGAACAAGACGAAGCAGAAGCTCTTGATTCCTTTGAAGACCTCGAAACTGGTGAGGCCGCACTTACTGTTGCAGAAGATGTCAATGAACTTGACAGAGCAAAAGCAGAAGTGGCCGATTGGTTCACAAATCACGTACTTAACAAGTAAATATAGGAGAACTAAACTATGGCTCTTAAAGCAGATAGATACGAAGAATCAACAGACATCAGCTATTTCTATGTAGCTGGTACTGGTGCCCGTGGTGGAGTTGTTTGCCTTGATTTGCTCAGTGCTTCTGGTGCTGCTCTTGATCAAGGTAACAATACTGTCTCGTACCAGCAGGCAGCAACATCCGATGTTCCTGTTGGAATCCTTCTTAACGATGTCGTTAACAAGGACTTGACCAGAACTCACCTTAATCAATATAAGGATGAAGTTCAGAAGGGTGGTAAAGTTACCGTCCTAACTCGTGGTTGGGTTGTAACTAATATGATTGATGGAACAGTTGGTCCCGGCGACTTGGCTTATGCCTCTGACGCTGGTGGAACTGCCGGATATCTTAGCAACTCAGCAGCAAACGCTGCCGGTTCTGGAAACTTGGCTGTTGGCCGATTTATGTCCGCAAAGGACGCTGATGGCTATGCTAAAGTTTTCGTCAACCTTCCAAATCACGGTGCTAACTAAGCCATAATCTAAGGAGAAAAATAAAATGTCATATACAGAAAGACCAAGTGATGAATTCATCAGTCTTTATAAAAAGACCGGTGATAGCGATCAGAATGTGGCTTATGCTGCACAGCGTGAATTCGCTAAAGCACTAGAACTTCCTCTTCGCAAAGGTGTTCTTGTTGGTAATATTCTCGGAGATATTTTCGAGACTATTAATGTCGAGCCGGGAGCTTCTACTGAGTATCCTCTCGATATGATTTCTCCGGGTCTTGAGGGTGAGCATGTAGCTTACACCAACCCCGGTCATGGTCGCATCCCTGAGCGTGCGGTCGAGAGTGATTACGTCATGATTCCAACGTATAGCATCACATCGAGCATTGATTACTTGCTTCGATATGCTAAAGAAGCTCGTTGGGACGTTGCTGCTCGTGCTGCACAGGTCATGGAAGCTGGCTTTGTTAAGAAGATGAACGATGACGGGTGGCACACACTTCTTGCCGCTGGTGTTGATCGTAACATCTTGGTTTACGACGGTGATGCTACCGCAGGCTTGTTCTCCAAGCGTCTGGTTTCTCTCATGCAGACCGTTATGCGTCGTAATGCTGGTGGTAACACTGGTTCTGCTAATCGTGGTCGATTGACTGATTTGTACGTTTCTCCAGAAGCTCTTGAAGATGTCCGTAACTGGGGTCTTGATGAGGTTTCAGATCAGATTCGTACTCAGATCTATAACACCCCCGGCGAGGCACCTGTTACTCGTATCTTTGGTGTTACTCTCCATGATCTTGATGAACTTGGAGAAGGTCAAGAGTACCAAGATTTCTTTGAGAATGGTCTTGGTGGTGCTGTTGAAGCATCTGACGCTGAGTTGGTTATTGGTCTTGACCAAGGTGCTAACGACAGCTTCATTATGCCAATGAAGCAGGCTTTGCAGGTCTTTGAAGACCCAACCCTGCACCGTCAGCAGAGAGTTGGATACTACGGTTGGGCTGAACTTGGATTTGGCGTTTTGGATAACCGTAGAATTATCCTTGGCTCATTCTAAGCATTATTTGCTTAACTGCCTTACCTCTAGAGTCATTCCCATTTCAACGGGAATGGCTCTTTTTTTGTGTATAATACTTAGTAAGTCGCGTTCTAAAAACAGGATAATTTTCGAGGGGAAAATATACAATGACAGCTTTATCTGACTATCTAGAGTCTGGTTTGCTTCACTATGTGTTTAAAGGTGAGGCATTTCCAAAACCAAAAAACGTAGCAATCGCACTATGCAGTGGGGTTCCCGCTGAATTTCATACTGGAGTCTCTCGATATAAAAATGAAGCAGAGGGCGGAAGATTGCCAGAAATTCCATCTGGAGACCCAACAACTGGAGAAGATACTGGATATAGAAGGTATGATCTTGGAGATCCAACAGACGGCGATGACGACTGGACTTATCCACTTGATGGTCATCTTGATGGTAGTGGTTTAATTAGAAATAGTGTAAATTTTCTTTTTAATACAGCACTTCAAGATTGGGGTTGGGTGTCTGGTATCGCTATTGTTGACTCCGGCGAATACGGCACAGGCAATCTTCTTATGTACGCAGAGTTAAACAATCCTAGAATTATTTATCAGGGGGATTCAGTAAAGTTCGACGCATCTACTCTACAAATTAAATTCAAGTAATAGAGAGCAAAAATGGCTACTTTTTCCAGAACTGAGTATATTCAAAATATACAAGGTCTATTACCGGATAACTCTACTCAACAGATTTCTCCGCTAGATCTTAGAACTTCACTGGTAGATATTGTAGACTCCGTTCACTTATTTTTCGCAGATAAAGATATAGTATCAAACAACTTTTCTACCCCAGATGTCAGATCAACAAGGGGTGGAAGGGGTGCTATAGCATCTATAAATCTAGCTGGAAGAAGTAGTACAGATAACTCTGCTTTTGGTTATCAAACCCTAAGACAAAACTACGACGGTAGCGGAAATACTGCTGTTGGTTCTTTTTCTCAAGGGTGTAACCTATATGGAGATTCAAACACATCTATTGGATATTTGGCATTAGCTTCCAACACAAACGGTGATGGAAATGTGGCCGTAGGTTCTTACGCTCTAAATAATAATAAGCGTGGAAATTTTAATATAGCAATTGGTCATGGTGCCGGATGGTATATTGGGCCAGACGATGACTACACACTATCTATTGGTTCTTTCAATGTCCAGTCTGAGGACTTTTGTGATGTAGGTGGAGATCTCTTATACACGAGTGTAGATAAACCACTTATTTACGGTAATCTAGATCCAAACAATCATAAGCTCGCTATAGCTACAGATCATCTTCA